CATTGTACGTACTCTTGGTACTTAAAAGCTTAGATAGTTGATTCTTCATCTTCATAGGATGTAGATCTTCTATGTATGCTGTAAACATATTTTTATACTGTGGAAGGTTGCGTGCAAGTATTGGTAGGCCATATGATATAGCTTCTCTGAGCACAAGTGGATTACATTCCCACGTAGAGTTGAACATGAAGACATCTGCAGCTAGTAAGAACTTATCTGTATCACTGCGCTCACCCCATATAGTTACATTATCTGGAACATCTTTCATTAATGGTTCCCAGTATTCTTTGAAGTTAACTGCTTGATTACCAACAAAATGAAACTCTACATCTGGAAACTTTCTAGCTAGAGCTAATCCTTCTCCTTGATTCTTACCCTTAGTCCACAGTCCTATATTTACAACATGTTTCTTACTAGGATCAAGCTCTAAGTCATACTTAGCATTTAGTTTAGATTGCCAGTCATATATTACAGGATCTATAGGAAACTCTGTAACATCTTTATGTGATGGCATATTAGCAAATGTCTCTAGATGATACGGTGTACAGAATGCATATGCATCAGGATGATATTGTTTTTCTGCATCAGCATTGAATGAAATATTATGACATGTCTCTATAATCTTCCAGGTTCTATCGTTAGCATATAGTAATGGAAGTACTTCTTCTGACTGTTCACCTAGACACTCAGCCATCTCATCCATGTGTACAATATCAATGTTATTGTCTTTGATAATATCTATGAGCTCTGTCTTGTCTTCTCCTAATGTATAGAAGTTGGACACAAGTTTCTTTATCTGATTCTTTTGTACAACATACTCATCACTATAGTTGGCCCATTCTACAACATATATCTGAAATCCATGTAGAGATCTTATTCTCTTAAGTAGGAACTCAGGCATACCACCTGTAGATAGATGGGGCGCTAAAAATAACACCTTCTTACATAATTGATCTAATAAATGTTGCATCACAGTGGTGTTTTTTTCTCCATGAAACGCCATGAGTTCTTCTTTCTTTGCAGGAATAGCCACCCATTCTGACTCATGATACATCTCTCCTGTAAACTTTATATCATCAACACTAATCTCTCCTTTATAGTTTCTATACATTAGAGGTAGTCCCTCTTGTATATTATGTTTCCACAGAAGCACATTAGCTAGTGTTTCTTCATGATAGGGTGCATAGAGCTGTGGATTCTTTACAACAGCTGGATGATTACACATCCACATCCACTCATCAATCCACTTGCGTGAGTGTTGTCCTGCAACAAAGTATCCTGTTTGTCTATATTTATCTCTTACAGATTGATCTACATCAAAGAGTTCACAAGCTGCATGCTCTAAACTCTTATGTAACTCATCTCTTGTCTCTACACCACCACGTCCATTTATAAATAGATAGTCATATATACCCTGTACAAAGTATGGGTGTGTGCATTGTTCTGGATAATAACTAAATATGTTATCTATATATCGTGTTACTATTGTATCTGAGTCTATGTATGCTACACTATGTGCATGATTATCTAGTGCATCAGCAATGATGGCTGGTCTTTGTGCTAAAAACTCAAACACTCTTTTATCATTCCTATCAATATAATTACTTTTCTTTATATAATTACCATGTAGAGACCACTTAACTGTCTGTGCACCAGGCACTTTCCAATCAGAATTGACCATGTATACAATAACAGGAATGTTACTTGCCTCTTTTATACTCTTTACAGCCATGCACACTACATCATAATATGCAGAGTTTGCATAAAGAACATATGCCTTGTGCATCTTCTCTTTTGTATAGACATAATATCCATAGTCATTATTTCCATATAGAAGCTCTAGTTTAGGATAGCGCTCTTTCATCACGTCAACTGTAAGATCTGACTGATGATGGCTCTCATGTACATTGCCTTGATATTCTCCCTGTTCCATCATATATGGTACAGCAACAAGACACTCTTTACCTAATTTTATAATCTTATTTATAAGCTCTATAGCTTTGTCTGCTGGTATATGCTCTAGCACATCTCCTAGAATAATAAAGTCATAGTCTGATATATCAAAATTGAGTATATCATTACAGTAAACATTGTCATGTTTCTCAATCAACCCATACTTTTCTATGTAAGGACGAAAGATCTCTACAGCATCTATTTGGTATCCCTTATGACGTATTAAATCTGAGTATGTTCCTACACCAGGTCCCACATCCAGCACTCTTTTGTTAGTAGGCACATTATTAATTATCCAATCTTTTATCTTAGATTTGAATCCAGTCCAGCTTCTAGGCATAATATTTGATTTTACAAACAAAGATAGCAAAATAAATGAAAAGTTTATGCTATATTATGTAAATAATTTGGTGTAAGGGCTTTCTTTTCTTGTAAAGTTTAATTATATTTGTGTCTTATACAGTGTAATTCTACACTAACTACAGCACACAATCTTATATCACAGCCTGTCCTAGGCACATAAACCAATATGTGTGCACTATACATCTATTCAATAAAGAATTATTATGGCCGCCAGTAATCTATCTGCTTTTCAGCAGCAAGTAAAACAAGAATTAAAAAACATGGATCAACGTCTGTACGAGTTGGAGGAAAAAATGAACTCCATCGATACAAAATTAACGCAAGTAGTTGATGCAATATTAGGAAACTCCCTGACAAAAACAGGAGGGTTTATTAATGATATTGATGAACTCAAGAAAAAAATGGAAGTGCTTGAGACACAAATCAAAAAACAAGAAGAGTTTAAAAAGAAGTTTTCTTGGACAGTTGGTCTCATTACTGCTGGAGCCTTAATCATTCAGTGGATTGCTAACATATACCCTAAAATTAAATAACATGAGTACAAGAGAGAAAATAGACTTTTTTCTTAAAAAGTGGATTAGTAGAAAGCTCACTGTATTTGTAGTGGCCTCGTCTGGTTTATTCTCTGGCGTGATTACATCTTCTGATTGGGTGATAATTGCTACAGCTTATATATCAATACAAGGATTCACAGATATTGTTGAGAAACTGTTCAAATTAAGATCATCTTCATGATGAGAAGAATAGATGAGATCATATTACATTGTAGTGCTACTCCTGCTGGGAAGCATTTTGACGTTGATGAGATTAGGAGATGGCATGTTGAAGGAAGAGGTTGGAGTGATATTGGATATCATTATATAGTTTATTTAGATGGAAGTATACATAACGGAAGACCTGTTGAAATCCCAGGGGCTCACGTCAGAGGACACAATAAACATAGCATCGGTGTATGTTATGTTGGTGGATTATCTGGAGTGAAAGACAAAAGAGGTAAGTTTCCTGCTGAGGACACAAGAACACCTGAGCAGAAAGAAGCTCTATGGAAACTACTCATGGAACTAATGGCTTGTTATGATGGTGCCACACTACACGGACACAATGAGTTTGCTAATAAAGCATGTCCAAGTTTTAATGTACAGAAAGAGTACAAAGATGTAATTGATTTTTATGTTGATAATTAAACAAATCTGGGACTTCTTAAGAGATCAATGGTTAGCTCTTGGTATTATCATCTTGCTTATATTTATACAAATACACTCTGATGCAGAGATTGCTATATATCAAAAAGTTATTGAGAAACTAGAGATAGAGATAGAGCAATACAAGAAGACAGACAAAGAGCTAAAGTATATGATTGACAGCTTATCTTCTATTGAAAGAGATGTTGTTAAAGAAATACAAACCATCAAAGAAAAGGAATATGTACAAATTAAAGTGGTTGATAGCATGCCTATTAGTGAGCTTCAGCAGTTTTTCACAGACAGATACCCCAGTGGTAATTCTAACTGAGAGTCAAGCTAGAGAGGTTGCTAGAGATTTGGTAAGATATGATAATCTAAAAGAACTGTATGCTAAGTTAGAACAAAGAGTTAGTATACTAACTAGTAAACAAGACCTACTAGAGAAAAGAATAGCCACTAAAGAGTCTATAATAGACACACAACAAGAATACATTGATGTACAAGATGACATCATTAATGCAAAGAAACCAATAACCTTTAACGGTTTTATAGGTGTACAGACTGATCAGGCATCTTTAATTGATCCAATGCTCTACTTCCAAACAGAAGTGGAGATCAGTAAGTTTACGTTGGGTGCTAGAGTGTTTGCACAACCTAACAACCCTGGAGGATATGGTTTTATAGTTGAATATAAAATATTTTAAACCATGGCAAAACAATTTGCACCATCATTCGTACCTCGAACCAGAACTAAAAGAACAGGGGTTCACAGCAAAAATGCATCAATTAATCAAACAGGATATAAAAAACCATATAAAGGACAAGGAAGATGAGAGATTACGATATAGATGATTGGGAATTAGAGATAGCATTTCACTGGCCACACCAGAGAGTTGCACTAGGTTGGGAGTTTATAGAACCAACAGAACAGCACGATTATACAACTGTTAGGTTGTATCTTTTTATAGTAACAATAACGCTAGACTTCTAATTAAATTAGTTAGAACTACTTAACACTTTTAATTATTTTAATTTAAAACAACATTAAGATAAGTCTAGGAAAATTCATAACTTTGTATTATGGCAACTTTTATAAAAGCAGGCTTTTGGCAGAAACTATGTGACCCTTGTGAGGGTTATAAGCATTGGTTGAATTTAGACAATCTTATTAAGAAAACTGTGTCTAGTCTTCCAAGCGGTTTGTACTCTCAGATTGCTTCTGGTACACAAATTGTAGACACTAATGTAGAATCAGATTTAGTTGGACCAGGTGTAGGTTCTTTAACTGTTCCTGCAAATACATTTAAGGTGGGAGATAGTTTTGTTGCAAAAATGGCTGGTGTAATTTCTACAGCTGGAGGTAATGATTTTCTAAGAATAAGAGTTGAATCACTAAATGGTGTAACAGTTACGCTAGCAGACAGTGCACTTCAGAGTCTTCCAGTATTAAATGACGAATCCTTCACCTTAGAGCTTGACTTTACTATTAGAAAGATTGGACCAGCAGGAACTGCAGAGATAGCAACTATTGGAATTATGACATTTCAAAAGTCTTCTTCAGGAAGTATGGAAGGATTTGAATTTGGAACAATTGAAAATACAAACTTTGATACAACTAAGGATGCAACACTAGACATCACTGCTGCATGGGCTGCAGGAAATCCTGGAAGTAGTATTCAAAGTGAATACTTTACATTATTTAAAACATATTAAAACATGGGAATTAAAAGCAAACAAATCGGATGGGGAGCAACAGAAAACTTGTTGTGGCAAATCTCTAAGCAATTAGAGAGACTGATTCAGGTGACTGGTGCACAAAACACCACCACCACTACGACAACAGCTGCTCCGTAATAATAATTAAAAACCAACAACTACATGAGAGATTTAAAGTTTATCTGTGCACAGCCAGATGATACTTACTATACATGGCAAGTACATCTTTGGCTAGAAAGTTTAAAAGAGATGGGTCAAATAGAGAACGCAATTGTTCTGATATTTACACCTGCCACCAGACCATTCAATGACAAGTGGCAAAAGATTGTAGACCTATATCCAGAAGCTGAGTTCAACTTCTACAAAGATGAAGAGAATGATGTAAGTAAACTACTAGGTATATACATTCCTGTATTACGTCCGTGGTTACTCTGGAAATACTTCAAGGAGAATCCAGAAATGTCAAACAAAGCAGTGTTCTACTGTGACTCAGACATATTGTTTACAGACAAGTTTGACATAAGTAAGTTCTTAGAAGATGATGTAAACTATCTGTCAGATACCAATAGCTACATAAACGCTAAGTACTTTGACAGTAAGGTGAATCAGGTGCTTCCTGAGAAGCTTGAAGAATATAAGCACAGAGATGTCTTAGCAGAAATTGCAAGTGTCATAGGAATAACTAGAGAGATAGCTGAAGTTAACAACGAACACTCTGGTGGGGCACAATATTTGTTGAAAAACGTAGACTCTACATTCTGGAGTAAGGTGATGAATGATTGTATACTCATTAGAACCTATCTGCAGAAGATCAACAGAGAGTTCTTCAAGAGTGAGAGCGAAGGTTACCAATCATGGTGTGCAGACATGTGGGCGGTGCTTTGGAACTTATGGCTTAGAGAACAAGAAACAAAGGTGGTTCCTGAACTTGAATTTGCATGGGGACCAGACCCTATATCTAAACTAGATAGATGCTCAATATACCACAACGCTGGTATTGTAGCAACAGAACAAGGAGGATATCCTTGCTTCTATAAAGGAAAGTATCACTCTGGTGCAGATCCTATGAAAGATCCTCATCTAGACGTTGTGTTAAACAGCGAAGAGAGTAAAAAGCATTGCACATGGTATTATGCTAGTGCAGTGAATAACATAAAACAAAAGTATAACCTAAACTATTAACATTTAACATTATTTAAAATGGGAAGCATTAACAAACGTGATTTAAAAGCTTATGTAAGATTCGATGGATCTGGCAGAGTAGTTCCAGGTAGCTTAGTTCTTAGACGTAAAATGCCTAAGGTTGGTAATTGGCAAGAGATTGTTGGCTATGAGTGCTGCAATCCTACCACTACCACAACTACTACAGCTGCACCAACAACAACGACCACTACAACAGCTATATAACTCTATCATAAATGGAGATAAGCAAGAAGTTCTTTCCTGAAATCTTGTTAGAGAATGAAAAAACATACTTTGCACATCTTGAAGGTGTGATAGGTTCTGTTGATGAATACTCTAGCTTACAGATAACTAGGACTAACAACGCATACATATTTAGATTGGCACCCAGTGTACCAAAATATAACAACATGCTGTTAGAAGAAATTCTTAAGCTCCATAACATGTTTAGAATAAAGCTAGATATATCCAAGAGCATAAAGTCCACAGGGACTATTGTGTTCAAGATAGATTTGGACAGCTAACAGATATTTTGTATATTTGTTAGAATTAATATAAACCAATAAATTAAAAATTATGGCACAGTACGATCCAAACAAGCGTTACACATGGGCTCCAGAAGACAAATTTGAACTATCTGGACAAGAATTTGGACTAATCCTTAACACAGTTAGAACGTTCTTAGCTTCTGAAGAAGCTGCTAAGTACCAACTAATGATGCAAGCTAACAATGTTATTGAAAACTTGATGGCTAAAGGTGTTGAAAATGACACCATTAAGGAATCACCAGAAGAACCCACTGCTGAAACACGTCCATTGGAAGTAGTCCAAGACTAGAACAAAAGCACATGGCAGTTAGAAAATCTAAGGCAGGAGGAAGAAAAGCTACTACTCGTAAGACAGTAGCCAAGAAGAGTGTACCCAAAGCTAAAAAGGGTAAATCTTCTAAACCTAATCATGATGCTTGTTACCACAAGGTAAAAGCACAGTATAAGGTGTTTCCTTCTGCTTATGCCAGTGGTGCTATTGCAAAATGTAGAAAACGTGGAGCAGGAAAAAAGAAATAATATGAAAACTGAAAGACCAAAATGTGGGTGTGGAAACACGCAAGATCCTAATGGATATTGTGATGGATCACACTTAAAGCAAACATCATGAAGAAGTTCATATGTAAACTAATATACTATACCACCTTCAAGACTGTATGTGTTGGGTGGTGTAAACTTAAACAGTGATACACTAATGGCTGTAAGGAAGACAAAGAAAGGCGCTGCTCTTAAACGTTGGTTTAAGGAAAAGTGGAAGGATGAAAAGGGTAACCCCTGTGGATCTTCCAAGAATAAAGGCGTGAAGAAATGTCGTCCTAGCAAGAAAGTTAGCAGTAAAACACCTGTTACATGGAAAGGTGTTGGTAAACGTAAAGCTGCTGTTGTAGCTGAAAAGAAAAGAGTGGGCATGGGTAGGAGGACTAGTGCGCTTAGAAAGCGTAAGTCTACTAAAAAGAAGAAATAACCATGGCTCGTAAGAAAGAAAATCCTATCAGAAAAACCACTAAGGGTAAAGGTGCTAACTACAGACCTACCAAGAAGGGTGCTGGTATGACAGCAAAAGGTGTAAAAGCCTATAGAAAAGCTAATCCTGGAAGTAAGTTAAAGACTGCTGTAACAGGAAAGGTGAAGAAGGGATCTAAAGCTGCAAATAGACGTAAGTCTTATTGCGCTCGTAGTTTGGGACAGTTAAAAAGAAGTAGTGCAAAAACTAGAAATAATCCTAACTCTAGAATAAGACAAGCTAGACGTAGGTGGAAATGTTAAACTCTCAAATTATACAATTATGATGCGTAAGTATAAAGCAGGCGGAGCTAAAAAGAAAAAAGCTATGTCTGGATCCAAAGTAAAGAAAGCTGGTTATGGTAAGTCTATGAAAGCCAAAGCTGGTAAGAAAGTTAAAAAGATGGGCTATGGTGGCAAAGCTGCCTCTATGGTACCACCTAAGTCCAAAATGAAAAAAGCAAAAGCTGGACTAAGAACTCCTAAACCTAGCCAAGTGGGCCTTAAGAAGCTACCTAAAGCTGTCCGTAACAAAATGGGATATGCTAAGAAAGGTGCTAAGATGGGAAAGTGTAAGTATGGATGTAAATAATATAAGCCCCTTAATTGGGGCTTTTTTTATTTCTCTTTGTTTTTAATCTTACTTCCCCAAGTGGATACACCACTTGCGTGTTCTAAATAGTATTTCCACTCTTCTGGTAAAGAAAAGGGATCTAAATACCACGGTGCATGTTGTATAGTGTATGGCCTATCTAATCTAAGTGCATCGTAAGAGAAGGGTGAATAGCTCTTATACAGAGCAAATGTAGTATCTATGTGAGCATCCCACCCATAAGGTGTTTTCTTTTCCCAATACTTACTCTCATGTGCGTGTGCTTCTCTACCGAGTTCACTGTTGGGTAAGTCATCTATCTCTAGAGAGAATCCCACCTTGAATGCTCCTGAGTGGTCTAGTGCATTAAGCATCACGTCTAACCAATCATCAGGAACTCCATTGTATATACAGTCACTATCTGCTACAATAAAGTAGTTTCTTCTAAAGTCTTTATATTTTGGATCCCAACATGAATATGGTCCTTCATTACCACAATAGATAATATCTTCTGGTATAGTTTTATACCATTCTAATAGGGGAGGGTATGTAGATGCTTGATCAAGTATATGTATCTTGACTTTTTCTTCTTTACGTAAGAATTCTACAGTGTTTTTGGTTGTCTCTAAGAGGTTTCTATTAACTAGAAATAAATGAATTTGAGACATAATCTTTTAACATTTGTGCGTAGTCTTTCTTCCACTTAGGCATAAGTTGTATCTCTCCTGTAGGAATCTTCCCTTGTGCTCTAAGTTGTTCTATGTGTGCTGAGTGTCTTTGAATAATATTAGGTCTAGATCCATCGTCTGTTCCTTGACCTGATTGGTGATATCCTCTGCCACCCCACATATAAAACCAAGAAGCTTGGTCTGGTGGCATCTTTACATTAAGTTTGCCTCCTAGTGCATGTATTCTATTTGTCAAGGTCATATCTCCACCAGCATTCTCTAGTGGACTCTTACCTATCTTCTCCCACACATCTTTACTATACACTATTCCTGAGTTACCTACACCACTTATAGATGTGATAGATGGCTCATTGTAGAACACACCTGTTTCCCAGTGTATAATGTTAGTGTCTGGCTTCCAGTGTTTAGCTATGTTCTGTAGATGATTAGACATTGCTACATCATCATCATCCCAAACAGCAATAAGCTCCCCTTTACATCGCTCAATAGCATAGTTCTCTTTCTCTCCTATTAAAGGAAATGTACTATCCAGATTGTAAATAGTCACCTGAGGATGGTCATAGACCAACTTTTGTTCAGGGTAATCATTCACTATAACTAATTCACACTTATCTTTTGGATAGTCTTGTATGAGAAAGCTATACAATGCTTCTTCTAGTGTATCAACTCGTCCGTACGTGATGCACTTGCACGATATAAAAGGGAGAGAGCTCATTACCAAACATGTATTACATCAAATGGGGATACAAGTAGTACATCTTTATCATCAGACAAAGGAATCACCATAGCATCTTTTAACTTTCCTGGATCTACTAATACTGAATCACCTGCTTTAATGTTAGTTACTATGTCCCCAACATCAAATACAGTGAGTCTAGACATCTTCTTTAACATCTGACGTTGTAATTCTTCTTTAGTGTTCTCGTCAACTATAAGTTTACTTTCTTCTTTCTTAGGAATCTCAACATAAATTCTGTTTCCTAATAATGCTTTGTACGGTTTTTTAGCCATTGTTTTCAATATTTGTTAGTTCTGTAAATCTCTTTATATCTTCTCCATATAGATAGGCTTCTGTCTGGTATACATCCACCTTCTTCTTAGTACCAATCACCTTATTAGTTTTAGGATTGATGTTAGGCACCTCTGTAGTACGCTCATGCATGTCATCTAACAACACAACTAGTGTGTCATCATTCATCTGAACGCTACGAATCACTTTGTTAAGATTGATACTGTCCGTGTAATCTTTGTACTCTACAGGATCTGTATCCTGTATGGGCTCTTTACGTGTGTAAAAGAATTGGTTTTTCATATGTTTAGTTTATATTTGTTAACTAGATACTCTCGTATCTCATTTATTTTTTCATACCTATAGATGTCACTCTCTACGTTAGCATGTTCATTAGCTGTCAAAAGTATAATATTTTCTTTAAGATTCCTAAATTGTGGGTATTTACTTTTAGGAAGTATGTGATGAAAATATAAACTCAGTGCTTCTTTGCCTAGATAGGTTCCACTTATTTCAGATTTGTGAGGTCTTTCCTTCCAAATCTCTTTGAATGTTATATGGTCTGTATTTGGTTGGGATTTACCAACACTAACTTTGGATTTCTTAGTTAGCGTTGGCTTTTTTAATCCCCTGTTGCCAGACAGTTTAGCTCTAGCTTTATGTTGGAAGCAATATTCAGATTCTGAATTCCTTCCACACACTATACATTTCATAAATCAAATAGGTCTGGTGTAACTTCTTGAGGTTCAACGACATTTATTGACTTAGCTGCTTCATAATTTACCACTTCAATGGTGGCTTCAGTTTTTTTTTCAACCTCTTGCTCTTCTATACCACAGATAGCCTGTACAATTTTGCCTTTGAGTTTATCAAAGAAATCAGCATCTTCTAATATCATTTCTTTAAACTCTTCTAGATCATACTTAACATCGTCAAATGTGTATGTCTTACCATACTTACGACCTAGTTCAAACTCATGTAACAGTTGTAGAACTTCATTAACTCTATCAATACCTACACCATAAACTATCTCAAACTCTGATTTTCTATATGGAGGACTCATTTTATTCTTGGTAGCTTTCACCTTTGTTAAGTTACCAGAAACATCCTGACCATCTTTGATTAAAGATCTACTCACTTCTATTCTACAATCAGAATAAAACTTAAGTGCATGACCACCTTGTGTAGTGGTTGGGTTACCAAACATAACACCAATCTTCTCACGATACTGAGAGATTACAATAACACAAGTGTTTGTACCATGTGCAATACTCTTAATCTTAGGGTAGGCACCACTATTTAGTCTAGCTTTCTTACCAATTGCGTGATCTCCAACATCACCATCTAATACAGCCTTAGGAATAAGTGATGAATCTGAATCTATAATCAATAGATCTATTTCTCCTGTTTGCATCATCTCTACAGCAATGTTAAATCCTTCTTCACCAGATGATGGTTGAGCGATAAGCATCTCTGATGTGTCTACACCAAGTGCTCTGAAGTAGTTTGTATCAACAGCATGCTCGCCATCAATATATACTACCTTCCCTCCTTTAGACTGACAGCTAGCTACAGCATGTCCACATATTGTAGATTTACCTGTGCCTTCCCAGCCCATAAGTTCATACATTTTACCTTTTACAAATCCTCCTACACCTAATGTAATCCAGTCAAATCCAATTGACCCTGTACTGATTGCATCATAACTGTCTTCTGTCTTACTGTCTAATGCTAGTACAGTTCCCTTACCATACTGTTTGTTTAATTTCTCCAGTGCTTCCTGGAACTTGTCTACGGTTGTTTCTTGTTTTTTTGCCATTTTTAATTGTTTAATTGTTACTTACAAATATAGTTATTTTTATTCAATTTCCATAGTGTTTAAAGCAAAAAAAAGGCCCTAGATTTCTCCAAGGCCCCTTTTCACAATTAAAAACAGAACAGAAATATTTAATTCAAATCATTAGGTTTGTACTTTGTCAAATATATGTAAGATATATAACATATGCAAGTTAGATTTGAATGTTTTTTACTTAATTTAATTAGCCTTCACAGCTAGCACACTCAAGAATGTTTCTTGCAAACGCTTGTGCAGAGCTCTGGCTAAACTGATAATATAAGGTTTTGACACCTTCTTCATGTGCATAGAGATAGAGTAAGTTGATATCCTTAGCAGATACAGTTGGGTGTATCATTAGGTTCAAACTCTGTGACTGATCAATAAACTTCTGTCTTTGAGCAGCTTGTAGCACTATCTCCTTAGGACTAATCTCTATAAAGGACTTGAATACAGCTTTAGTTGGAAACTTCAAATGCTGTACAGATCCATCCTTCTTAAGAATAGACTCCCAAGTCTCATCGTTATTCATATCATACTTCTCAAGCTCAGCTTCTAAGAACGGATTCTTATACACTGTCTTACTCTTAGCAAGATCCTTGATGAAATAGTTAGACTTGATAGGCTCAATACCCATACTCACCTGACCGTGAATGAATGAACTAGACTTAGTTGGTGCTATAGCCATAAGTGTGGTGTTAGCATAGCCTTCTCTAATAGACTTGTATCCCTTAGCATCATGCAACCATCTAGATGCTGCTTCAGTGCGTTCTTTTAACGTACTAAAGATTTTGTGGTTCATCTGTTTTGCTTCTAGGGATTCAAACTCTATAAGCTTAGACTGAAATAGAGAGTGGTAACCTAAAACACCAACACCAATAGCTCTGTGTTCTTTTGCAAATCTATAAGCTCTTCTCATCCCTGGAAGATGCTCTGCTTTCTGGACAAACTCATTCATGACAGCATTTAAGAACAATACATAAGTTTCTATTGCATCTGTTTCTATAATCTCGTCCCAATGCAACAAGTTAATAGACCCTAGACAGCATACAAAACTATGAAAGGTGTCTGTAGGAAGCTGTATCTCACTACATAAGTTGCTTGCTGTAATTTCATACCCCAGCTCTTTATAAGGAGATGTCTCATTGTTTGAGTTGTCCTTAAACATAATGTATGGAAAACCAAACTCATTACGTCTTTGAATGATTTTAGCCCATATCTTACGCTTCTCTTTGCTACCAGCTTTCATACTCTTCAACCAGGCATCACTCACTGTGATACCATACTGAAGATTCTGAATAGGATTACCCTCTGTACCAATGTCTAGAAACTCTTCTATGTCTGCATGCTCTACAGGTAGATATACAGCACATGCACCACGTCTTGCTGCAGATTGTTTACATACATCTACAACTGTGTCATACATTCTAGCATAATGTATTGGTCCATCAGCCTTACCTCCTGTACTAATATTAGTACCTCTTGGTCTAATGTTCCCTAAGTAAGCAGAAGTACCACCACCATACTTTGACATCATTCCTATCTCACGTCCTGCATTTAGAATGCTATCTAGTGTATCATCTACATTAGATCCATAGCAGCTAATTGGTAAACCTTTGCTTTTTCCAAAGTTTATCCAAACAGGTGTTGATAAGCTATAGAAGCCTCTAGACATGTAGTCTTCAAACTTGTGTGCAAAGTCACGCATGTTTAGATACTTCTCAGCTACATTTGCTATATCTCGTATCCTTTGTTCAGGAGACTCATCTAGATATCCTCTAGACAAGAATGTTCTACTGTCTTCATTGATCCAGTAATATCTTTTATATTCCATTTTTAAAATAAATCATCTACAGTTATACTCTTACTCTTTTTGTTATAATCCACCTGCTTCTTGTAAAAGAAGTCTCCCTCTTTAGTAGCAGTGATCTCGATATCAAACCATTTAGTTGATGCTAATAACTCAGCGTCAACATCAAACAGTGAATCCATTCCAATTCTCTTAAGTGAGTTGTTGAAACGGTTCATAATGAAGTGCTCTATTGTTTGTTTAGGTAGGAAATCAAGCTCTCCTTGCTCAAAGATCCAATCTAATATACCACACTCAGCCTCATAAGCTTTCTTACATGCTGAATAGATAAGTTGTTCAAACTCTTCATCAAACCACTCAGGGTTCTCTTTCTTAATAATATTGATAAGCTCTGCTCCAAAGTTACCGTGTATCTCTTCTTCTTTACTTGTAGCTTCAACAACATTAGATATTCCCTTCAGAACATTCTTCTCTTTGTTAAAGCTCATCATAATCAAGAATTGACTAAACAGGCTAACGTGCTCTATAAATAAAGAAAACAACAGCACAGACTTTGTGTACATCTTGTCATCTCTAGATCTTGTACCATCTAGATATTTCTTCAGGTACTTGATTCTACCTTCAATAGCAGGCACCTCAATTACATTCTGAAACTCTTCTTCTAGTCCAAGAATTCTTAACAGTCTGGCATACGCATCTTTATGTCTCACTTCTGATTCAGCAAATGTGAATCCCACATCACCTATCTCTGTGATAGGCATACGTTTATACAAGTCACCCCAAAAGGTTTTTACATTCACCTCAATCTGAGCTATAGCAAGCATAGTCTTCTTGATAACATCACGCTCTTGGTCACTAATTGTCACCTTGAAGTCTTGTATGTCTTCAGTGAAGTTAAACTCTGTATCAATCCAATACGAGTGTCTGATTGCGTCCTTGTATTCTAGTAATTGTGGATATTCATATGGGAGAATATTGACCCTTGGCATAAAAATGTTCTTATTCATTGTTTATAGGTTTACCGTGTTTATCTAAATTTAAAGACAACAATCTCTGCTCAACCTCAAATTCCACTTTAAGGATGATGCTTAGTTTCTCTTCTAACTCTTGGTTAATGATGCGTCCAACAAAAGGTAAAAGCTCATCAAGATTTGTATCCACTCTTGGTAATCCACGAATGGTTGAAATCTCTTTGCACTTAAAACCTTCTATCTTTAATAGGTCATCAAACACTTGATTCATATAATGAATCACTGCAGGAACATCTATAACTAACCCTGGTCCGTCCAAAATTAGTTCGTACGTCTGGTTGAATTCTTTAGCTGTTCTCATCGTTCATTGTATTTGTTTGATACCAATAGGAATCAGCAGTTCGCTTAGGTTTGAAGCCTAAGGAGCTAGGTGTTTGTGAAAGCTTGGTGATCATTAACTCAGCTTCGTCAGCTGAAATGTGATTGCTGGAGAGCAAATCTACTATAATTTTTTCAATTGTTCTCATAATTATTTGTAAAATTTAATCTATCTCTTCTAATTGTTTTTCCATTTGTAAGATTCTTTCCTTCAGTCGTCTTATCTGTCCATGTATAGTTTTTTTACTCTCAATATTACTATCATTGAGCTCCTCTTCTATTTCATTTAGAAATGGATTAACTGTACGTCTAAAAGGTTTATCGAACTCATACAGATTCTTATACTGTCTAAGACCATATAATACAGTGGCATGATCAAAACCACCAATAGTTTTACCTACAGCAGTTAGGCTCATACCATCTTCTGCATGGTGATAAGCTAAGTTATAATATAAAAATCTTATATGAACTAGTTCTCTATTCCTAACTTTCTCTGATAAATCTACATTGAAATAATCTTCTACTAGTTCTTTAATTCTCTGAGTTGTCATTTGTGTCCTCATTTTTGGTTAATTGTTCAGTTAATAAGTCTTCGAGCATCTTTACACACTGCTCTAATACAGCACTCTCTGCAGACTTTCTATTTGGGAACGATGTTCCAATACTCTCATCGTTAATCATGGATTTAAATCCACCATCAGAATAGATAATTGAAACATATAGATTGTATTCATCAAACATATCTAGACAAGCTCTACCTCCTTCTTTGAAGATGTTTTCTATCTGGTCATCTGTTATTCCTGATTCAATCATAAACTTCTTGAAGGCTTCATCCTCCTCAAAGTTTTCCATATTGGCTGTTAATTTGTCTAAGAACCACCCCTTCAGCCTATTTTTTGCTAGAGGATAATCCTGCATTAATTGTTTTGCATCCATATTATTTATTATTTACTGTAGTTACACTTTCTTTTAACTCATTGATACGAAGTATCTCTTTGTCTTCATCATATCCATCCCACACCTCAAAGTCACCTTCCCACTCAATACCTATTTTCTTTTCCCAATACTCAACCATATCTTCTGTCTTATTGAAGATTCTGTATTGTAAAGATATCTCATCTCTGTGCAGTCCGTTCTTCTTGATTTTAACAACCTTTGGGAATAGCTTCTGAAAACTAGATGATGTTGCAGAATATCTACCCTGCTTAACAAGATCAAAATCTTTATTCCATCTAGTATCTAGCTTGTATACAACAACTACAAAGCCTCCTTCATAATCATAATCCTCAATGATTTGTTCTGTTCTTTCATACTCCTCATCAAGGAACTCTCTAAACTTTAGTATGTCTTCAGGCAGAAATAAGAGATAGACAGCACCTGGGTACTGAAAATCTCTCTCTGCATCTTCAACATAACCATTTATAAATCCATTGTCTCGCAATGCATTTTTTGGAACTCTTAGAGAAGGCACCATAAATATACTGGTTATTGTTTTTTTAATTGTCATTACTATCTATTTCGTATGTTAACTATTCCATTAGCCTCAAATGTTCCTTGGCTAACGTCCCACATATTATTATCTGTTGCCCATTTTAAGTCACTAATCAAACTCTTGACACCAGTGTAAGTTCTACCCTTGTAATCAAAACCAAGGTAAGCATTACTCATGTCTTCATCAGACAGTGTGTATATTATTGGACTGTAGAAGTTTGCACTATCACAAACAATAAACCTAGGGTTGAGTACCTCATAACCATAGTATTCAAGCATGTCATCATTAGCTACATGTTGTGCAGCTTTCTTATATAAGAATGCTTGGATGTATGCTCTTCTGTACAAATAGTATTCCTCAAAGAAGTTCTCTACATTCCATGTGCACTTCAAATCATACACTTGAATGGTTTTAGCATCATGATCTACTACTACCCAGTCCATCATAGACTTAAATGAATGACCATCTACAGTATAGTCCTCAACTTGTAGCTGAGAAAACACACTATATCTATTACTGCTAACAAGATTGACAAGTTTTGATGTTACACTACTGCTTTTTAGAGTTTGTACAATCTTTTCAGCCATAGTTACATCTAAGTTACTCACAACAGTTAAGTTGTTTGCTCTCACCTTTCTAATCTCATGGTAGAATAGCTCTGCATCACTACCTACGAACTTCTTAATAACAGCTTCATACTTTATCTTGAAAGAAGATATATCATATGCTTCTCTTGACAAGCTCTCAAAGTCTCTAGTCACCTCTCCAGACTCATCTGTAGAATCTCTAGTCACTCTATATAACGCTTCAACAAACTCAAGCATGAGTCCTGTTGGTTCTGTTGCACAAGATGACAGAAAGAACTTCTCATCAAAGAGTTCTGGTTCCCATAGTAGTGTTTCTACTAGTCTGCCCATGTTAGCTGCACTTGTTTCCTTCTCATTGATTGGTTCATTAAGAATATACTTTCTGTAATATTTCTTTCTATCAAGTGAAAAGTCTTTTAAAGAACTAGAGCTGTCCAACATGACAGCTCTATAGTTCGCTTCTGTATTTGTTTGTCCCTTTATCATTCTGATTGGTTTTTAATGTATTCTATTTCTCGTTGTAAGTAATCTAAAGCCTTATATAGATCTTTCAGTTCATCATTCTTCTTACCTGCCCTGATAACATATTTAATTATGTTACCACGAGAGAATGATGTATTATATATATGACATATGTCTATTACATCTATATTAGTTTGTGAATCATAGTGCTCAGGCTTTGTGAGCGCTCTTAATAGTTCTCTGTCCATTACTTCTTAAATTGTTTTAATTGTTTCTCCAACTTGGTTTTGACATCATGGCAAGTCTTACACAACACCTGTAAGTTATTCACCTCACAGAAGAGTGTTTCTACAAATGCAGGAAGATCTTGTGCATTGTTGAGACTACCTGCTGGTTCTACGTGATCCACATTCACCTCATCACTTTTAAACCATCCTTTACATTTGTTGCATTGATATTCCCACCGCTGTCTTTTATTATTGCCTTTGTATGCTTTCTTTGCAAGCTGTTTACATTGAGCAATTGGTTTCCACCATCTGCTCTTTTGCCTAAGAGCGCTTCTTATCATAGACCAGAACGCTGCTTCTGTCATTGTACCAGCATTCCTAGTCCTAGTCACTCTAGGTTTTTTTATTGATTTCTTTGCCATAAGTTTAAATTAAAGGGGGATAACAAATATACAAAATAAATGCTATCCCCCAATTAATTAATCTAAAGATACAACTCTGTCTTGTATCTTAGCCTTCATATCTTCTAGGCTTCCTACAATATTACGTATGTCAGCGCTGCTAACATTTGGTAAATTGAATTCATACTTAGAACTTTCAGCTACGAATCCTTCCTGAACTTTAATCTCAAGATCCTCAAGTTCACGGATTGCATACTCCTCATCAAGTTGTAGAGTGTCAAACTGATTGTCATGAAGAATAGTTGTAGCCTCATCTCTTGGTACAGTCATGATTGGTAAATACTCATAGCATCTACCCTTGTGTGTACCAATACCAACCACTTTCATTGGATTGATAAGAACTAGAACAGACTGATCACCACATCCTACATAGTGTATCTGGTCAGAAGTGAAATGTAAACCAGCTGCAGCACAATCTTGTGTTGACCAGTTACATTGTTCTTTAGGCATGTTAACCACCTTACCTACACGTATGTCAAATGTTTTAGTCCAATCATCTGTGAAGCGATTCTCATGTCTATTAGGTAGATCTAGATAGAGCTCTGTAAGTTTACCTATCTCTTCTCCATGGTCCACCTTAACACTTGTTGTATACTCATACTCTTCCACTTCACCTGATCCATCACAAGTGTCACAATCTATCCAGTCTCCTTCATTCCACTCATCTTCATCTTCATAATAATCACCATCATCATAATATCCACCTTCACCATAACAGTCTTTACAAGTTGTACTAGTGTGTGTTTCCTCACGGAACAGACTATCGTTGTGTACAAGCTTGTATTCACCATTTTCTAGAAACACACTATAGTCATCTGGACTCTTCTTCCAGACAGCTTTCACCTTGTTGTAAGTGTTAGAAATAAAGTGTACAAGCTCTGGAGATCCATGTAGTGTAACAACATTACGTAGTGCTACAAAGAACCCTTGCTTGGTGATACGGAAACTGTTCTCTTTCAAGAATCTGTACAGCTCATGTGCCACCTCAGCTCTTGGATTAAGTGCACACCACATAAAGAAGCGTTTAAGAGATGTATACTCTTCATGCTCATTAAGTGGCATGTTTAAAGATTTAGCATCTGCTACAGCATCAATAAGTTCTTCAACCAGTAGTTGTGGTAGAGATCTAGATATACCTTTGAAGTATACACTATCTCCATCAATTGTGAACTCACCACTTTCTCTAAGAATAGAGAGTCCCTCACGAAGAGCTAACAGTCTTGCGATCTTTCTCTCTTCTTGAATTTTCTCACTAACAACACTAGGGTCACTAACAATAGAATACAAATCTGCTACATTCTTTGCTAGCTGTACAGCTGCATAGTGGTCTTCTGTAGCATCCATCTTAGTAATTACAGAACCATCGTTCATCACAATAGTTAGTACATCATTTACAAGCTTAGCGCTGCTAAATGGTTGTCCAGCCTCTTCATCTTGCTGGTTAATTAAGGCATCAAGTTTCTTCTCAATCACCTTCTCTACTGAATGATCCACTTTATCTTTGAACCAATCCAAACTTAGAAATTTACTCATGTTTTTAATTTTTATTTATTTATTAATATACGAAAAATATGGGAGACTGTCAAACAATCCCCCACATATTTACTCTGTTTCCTCGCTGTCCTTCAGCGCTTTCTTTAGATAGTGATACTTATACTCTTCATTCACTTCCAGCCCATTACAAGTCATTAGTTGTGCCATGCAATCTAGAAGTTCACTAGATGTATGAGAATAATTCATCACCTTTGCAAGTGTATTGAAATAGTAGTGAGTCTTTAGTATTTGATGAACCTTTTCTTGTAGTTGATAATATGTATCATCAAACAAGTTGTTCTCTTCAGCTATTTTCATCAAAGCATCAAGATCTCCAAAACTACTATGAGCACTAGGATATAGGTAGACCGCTCGATAGTCTGTAAGAGTTTGTAGATCAGTTGTTAATTCAGAGTACACTTCTTTAATATAACTTCTTTTATCAAACACATCACTATACTTATTACAGAATCTGTGAATACGTACAGCTGTAACTATCTGAACAAACTTCTCATGACCCTTAACAAAATCATCATAAGATACTAGATTGTCCACTGTCTCTCCTGACTCTTCTATAACATCAAGTTCACGTTGTGATAGTGTAATGTATTCAATACCCATCTTTTTGGTATCCTCATACATCTTATCAATCTTCATAAAGTCATCATGATGTGTATAAACATAAAGAGTGTTACCCTCTTCTATTGTTTGAACATTAAGACGACCAGCAACAAACTTACAGTTTCTACCATCATTATACCTAAGAAGGTCTTCAGCTTTCTTACAATTGAAATCACCTTCAAGCTTTGCACCTTTAGCAGCTTTAGTTGCTTTCATCTTAGCCACCGTGGTTTGCTTTCTAGCATCTATCCAATCTTGAGGCACCTCAATAGCATCAGCATTAATGACATCAGCAAGTAGAAGACTCTCAATGTGCTGCCACTCTTTAATTACAGTTCTCCATTGATCCTTAGGATAGTTGTTAAGCTTTAGAAACACCTTGTACCCTTTGCTTCCTTTAAGTTGCATTCTAGTTGATTGTTTAGTTCTCTCTTTGATAAAATACACAGTTCTGTCTTCATGGTCTTCTGCAAGTTCTCTAAGATAGGCTTTCTTATGCCCTCGCATGTCACCATTAAGTAGATAGTGTCTTCTATTTTTTTCACGCCATTCTACACCTGAACTCCAATTATCATCATATTTTATCTCATACATTCTACCATTTTCATACTTGTAAGAACGTCTGTAGTTAGTAAGGAGTGAACCAAATGTATGTCTGTCAAGCGTATGTAGCTCTAATGTATCTACACCAGGTATCTTAGGTGTAGCAATTCTAGCTGTAGCAAATGCAGCAAGCTGATTGTAGTCAAACTCTTGACCAAACATGTTGATATATCTACTGTTAGATGTATAGTATTTCAATACAGCATACACATCACTATTTACAGTGACTGACTGGTTATAACGTTGTGTCATCACATTAGCAAAGCGTGTAATCTTTTCTAGAATAGCTTTCTTTGCTTCAGGTGTGTATCTAAGAGCCTCACGGTTTGGTGTAGGAAATACACCATCTGTTAAGTTAAGTCTCAATCCTACAGGTATTTCTATCCTATCTATACCAAGCTTCTTAAAGTCTAGTGGATAATATACATCATCAAGACACACATGTAGATAGCTATCAGAAGATAGTTCAGAGAACTGAAACAAGTTGGATCTGTGAATCACAAAGTTGTTATCTATATCATCTACATTAAAATACACATGCTCAAAATAAGCCAGCTGTTCTTTAATCTTCTTTGTAAAGTCCCAACGGTCCGACCATTTGATAGGTATAATCACTTTTACGCCATTACTTTCTGTTGTTGGTTTTTCATATATTAGATCAATAGTGTTAGTGTCCTCACCTTCATACATCATATACTTACGCTCTACACCATCCTTTCTACATCTGAAGTAGAAGCTACTAGCATAAGCTAGAGGGGCTTTGAAACCAAGACCCATCATACCAAGCTCTGTATCACTGTCACGCTTAGTAGACTTACCATACTTACTGATAATCTTCTCCACATCATTTGCGTCCAAACCAATACCAAAATCCTCAACAGAGAATTCATAGTTGTTACTGTCATTTCTTACAAGAGACACTAGAATAGGTTTATTTACTCCTGCTCTTCTATGACTGTCCAGTGCATTACTGGCACACTCTCTAACTGTAGAGCCTATTGCATCTGAATAGAGATTCTTACTTAACATCTGCATCAATACCTGTGCAGAATCTAAGTCTAGGGACATTCCTATACTCTTGTTAGCTGGTCCTGTTGCTAGGACGTTTGATTGTTTTTGATTTTCTAATCTCATTTCTGTTCTTATTTATTAATTATTATCTCCTCGTTTTACTAGCCAAATTGACTTCCATTCAAAATCAAATCTTACGTTTTCTTTATCATCCATGTTATACTTGTGCTCAAACTTACTGTTGAGTCTATTACATACAGCTGATGTCCACACTGTACAAGGGTTCCCTTGATAGTCTTTAGATGTTCGCTGTTTTGGTGGTCTTACAATTTGCATGTAGTTGAGGTCTAAACCTCGTACAATCACTTCATCTCCTACTTGGAGATCTTGCATATTAATCGGTCTGTTTACTGTGTTATCCATTGTTAAATTTATTGATTATATACATTTGTTTAAAGTTTAGATCCACTTTTACTATTGGATCATTTTCATTAGGTATTCTAAACTCATAAGTTTTATAAGTATTAGTCCAAGTTCTATTATTATAAGAACTTGTACCTGTTGTTGTCTTCATGGTTAGAGCAGCTCTGCATTTTACAGCTATGTATCGTGTTTTACCGTTGTACCATGTTTTTAACTTACTAACTCGTGGTATTTCTTCCACCACATAACATCTCATCTCTGAGTTTTGGTTAGTAATAATCTCATCTCCTGGTTGTAATACACCAGGATCTTCTGTTAATGTTCCTCTTATCATTGTTTCTGTTTTTAAAATGGACCTTCTGCATCTTTCAACCAGTTGATGCTAAATCCGTTGTTTTCATAAATTAATGTGTCCACCTTTGTGAACACGCCCTCACTATCCCAATCAACTCCCTTATAGGAAGCACTAGCTGGATGACTCACAACAAATGTGTGAGCAAAGATTCCTGCATATCTTGTATACCTACCAGCATCTTTACCAAGAAAGACATATGGTACACCTAGTGGATTAAGAACCTCTTCAAACAAATACTTTGTGAATGGTTCCCATACATCTATGTGACTACCAGCTTTGTTCTTCTCAGTGGTGAGTGCTACGTTAAGCATTAGTATTCCCTGCTCTGCTAGATACGCTACATCAGGAGATGGATCATAACTTAGATTGAGTCCTCTATGAAACTCAGTCTCTAGTGCATTGTAAAATTGCTTCAACGAAGGTTGTACATAGCCTGTTATTGAGCATCCCATAAGCAAACCATCTGCTACAGGTAATCCGTTCTTAAATGTGTGATAGGGACACATGCCCACAATCACTGCCTTCACTTCATCCAGTGGTGTCTCTTTGAAACATCTATAGACCTGAGATGACAGAGGGGCAATTTCTTTACCCCTCTTACTCTCTTTCTTCAAGAATGCATATATCTCATCACATTCATTGCTCTCTATAAATGGTTTCATTTTATCATGCCACGATGGGTGGAAGTGTTCTTTAAAATTATCCCAGTTCATATTATTCTTTTTCTTCCCATTGTACAATTGCTGTGTTCTTTATATTAGATGAGAGACACTGTGTACACAGCGTTTCTTTTTTCTCACTAACAAAATCATCACCACAATCATTACAATAGTATTCGTATTTAAATTTTCTCATATCAGTTAATACATAATGCAGTTCTACCTTTGTCTATCTCATCTTCATCTACATTTATTAGCACCTCAACATACTGATTCTTCAGTCCCTTTGTCTTCACAAGTGATGCATGAAAATGTACCTTCTGATAAGTATTACCCTCATCATCCTGAGAATAGATTACTTCTAATTCAGCTATCTCAGGATCTTTCTTTAACAACTGTGTAAGGTTGTTTACATATTCATTAACTGTCATGATTCAAACATATCTAATTGATTACTAAGTACAGCTGCAAACATATCTGCATCTGCTTGCATATTCTCTGTTGCAAGATTGCCATAGTTCTTGAAAAACTCATGTGTTTTAATATGGCTGCTCATCCAGTCTGTTGGGTGAGTTTCTTTCATTGCAAATGTAACATGATTGTATAGCTCCCATAAACTGTTAGGATGACCATAGTCATGCGTTGGTGTGCTCAACTCACGCTTGGCTATGTTCAGCTGCTTAGTGTTAATAATATTCTCCTGAATAAATAGTCTACCTAATAGTTCTGCTTGTCCTTGTTCAGATACATCGATAGTCTTCATAATCTCTCTGTCATCTTGTATACACTTGAATGCATCTCCACCCTGTTTAATATATTCAGTGATGGCTCCTGGTGTAAATGTTTGTATGTCTCCTCTGTGAATCTTTCTAAAAGATCCCATGTCTCCTGACACCATACCATTACTACACACCATAATCTTTACACCCATAGCAAACTTTAGAGAGGCTGTTCTATCGTAGCTATTCTGCCAGGCTATCTGTAGCTTCATCTCATTGTCTGCAACATTACTAATTGCATATCGAGCTGTAGCAATATTACCACTTCTAGCTGTTGAATAGTTTTGACTCTCAATAGTAAAACCTGATTGGTATATACTCTCTAGTGTTAAATCCATAAGCTGTCTATGACTTACAGGTTTATAGGTTTTAGTTTGTTGGGGTACTGGTGCACTCAGCATTGTGTTTTTAGCTTGTGCAGTGTTGTGAATTACTGTATTTTCCATTTTTATTGTATTATATTTTTATTTATTAAATATTCTTCGATCACTTTAAGTCCGTGAACTTTTGCAAGGTCTGCCCAATCTTTAATTCCTTCTTTAAGGAACTTTCTGGGTACATTACAATAGTCAAATCCAAACATTTCAGTAATCTTTTTACTGTTTGATACGCCTGTCTCATCACTATCAAATGATAGTATCTGTTTTCTAGAATTGTCTAGTAGGTATTGCACGTTCTCATCAGAGAAACATCCCATACCCTCATTCTGAACAGCACAACAACACGGATATAGTTTCTTCATAACCATGTAGTCCTTCTTGCTCTTATTGATGAATGCAACATCACAATCTGTGATATCATCTTTACCATCCATAGCAGTAATTGGTACATTATTAGGCATCCACTTCCATCTTCTATCAGAGAATGGTCTATATATCTTCCAATGACCATCATAGAGATATCCAAACCTAAGCTCATTGTCTGGTATAACAATACGCTTCTTGTTTAGATACACCTCAGCAATAGAAAAGATGTTGTTAACTTTGAGATCCTCAATGTCTTGATAGTATTCATTCCAATAAGCTAGCTCTTCATGTGTGAAGTTTCTCGTCTTCACCTGAATAAAAGAATAGTCTTTAGCCACCATCTCTGGTTGAGCATATTCTTTAATTATCCTTTTATATTCTTGTGAACTAACTCCTGTACCTATCCCAAGACTAAAATCATTATCAATCTTTATAAGCACTTCATTAAAGGTGAGAACGTTATAGAGCTTCTTTACAAACTCAAAACAATCTCCTTTCATGCTAGTGTCACCAAAATCAATAAAGTTTATAGAATCTCCTCTAACACCAATTAGAAATGAAGGATTTCTTTCATCTCTAAATGGAGAATAAGTTGCCTGTCCTAGTTTCCAATCTTTACTAGGCATATAAAACCTGAAAATATCATACTCAGAAATTTTAGAGAGAATAGCTTCTGCAGTCACTCTTGTTTTCTTTACTCCTCCAATCATAGTTTTATATAATAAAAAAGGCCCCAAACATAACGTAAGGGACCTTTATTGTTAAACATTAACTTGCTTAATAATCTGATCCATCATCTGAAATGTAACTATCAGATGCTACCAAATTATCTCCAGGGTTGTACTCCTCAAGCTCTTTAAGAATGTAATAATCTTTACATCCATATTCACCTGTAACTTGTACAACAAATCTTTCATGTGGTTTAAGTTCACGAGGCTTTCTTCCTTTCAAGCTGTTTAGTGTACGGTTATCAGTGTAGTCTACCAATCTAAATTGCTTCATAGTATATCCAGATAAGAACCCTTTGTTATAGATTCCTTGGTATTCTTTAGTTTCTCCATCACGCTCTTTAACAACAACAGTTGCTAGCGCTACAACAGAGTTACACCACTCACCACCAACCTCACTTTTGAGATCAGAGATGTTACCACGCATAAGTTTCTTCCAATCTAGTTGAAGAACTGTATCTGCATGACGATAGTCTAGTTTACCTAACCATGTACGAATGAACTCATATAAATCTTCTTCACCAACATATGCAACACGATAGTCACGTTCATTGGTAAACCAATCAAATAAATCATTCTCATCAGCAGCCCAAGAAGTTACCCCTACGCTGTTTATATATTGTTTCTTAGTCCCATCACGGTTTTCTCTTTCTCTATCTTCTAAGAAGAAGCTCACCTTGAAGTTATCATTAGTCTTAATTGATTCTAACCAAACATCTACACGAAGATAGGTATTACCATCTTTAGTTGTTCCTAGATATTCAGTAGCTTTACTATCTGGATTAAGGTCCATACCAAGAACAGTGCTATACTCTTCAATAGTTGGATTGATAGCTATAATGTTAGCTTCAAATAAGCCCACCTTTTTTGGGTAAGCTGTGTTCTCACTGTTAACTGCGGATTCTCTTTTTACTCCTCCAATTGTACTCATAAATTTAAATTTTAATTATTAATTATTAATTATAGTATTCTATTACATGGTCTTTTACATATTGTAAATCATTAGGTATTTTTGTTTCGTGAAACATACCATCAGGACTCTTAGCAGGCTTCTTTCTATATCTGTTTGTAAGGAAGCTGTATATTACACCATCTTTGGTTTCTTCAACATCCGTGTACAAACAAACAGTTAGTAAGCCTTCAAGTAAGACTTGGTTATCAATAAGCTTCCCTGCAGTTTTGATTTTGTATCCTACAATCTCACCAGCATCTTCAATAGTTTCTGGATGAGAGAAGTAGAATATACACAAATCATCTCGTAATGAGCGTGCAGTTCTGAACATGTCAACCATGTCTTTAGCCATTACACTAAACTTAGTAAAGCCTGTTTCCATAGCTTTCTCTACCATTCTAAAGCCCATTAGATAATTACTGTCTTCTATGACAATATTCTTAATATGTGGGGCTTTCTCAGATATAGTTTTAAGTAAACGTGTAATCTCTGTTGGATCATCGATCTCTTTGTAGTTTCTATTATCTTCATTGTAAAGCTTGCCTGATCCTTTGAAAGGCAATTCTTTGCTTGCAACGTTGATAATGTAAGTTTCTTTTGGATCTAAGTGTTTAATAGCTGTTGATTTACCTGTTCCAGTTTCACCAACAACTCCAATTAATTTTGAACTCATTTGCTTTTTTATTTATTATGTAGTTATTAATATAGTCTTACAAATATACAAAATTATAAGAATATAATCTTCTTTTTATCAAAGAATTCTAGTGCTTTATTAAGCCATTTTGCCTCCACACCTTCATTAGAAGAGATGATATATATGTCAGCTTTCTTATCAGGTGTGTTGTATTCCATGGCCATACATCTGTTTATCTTTTGTGCTAGATTCTCTGCATTGCTATCAAAGTAGTTTATGATTACCTTGTTCAGTGGTTTGTATGTGATTCCTGTATTACCAATCTTCACAACAGCCATATGCTTACCCTCTCCTTCAGCAAATCTATTAAAGGCTTCTTTGTCTTTAGACTTGCTGTGATGAGATGGTATACCTAAGCTATCAGCCACCTTTGTAGTGCCACAAAATACAAGAACACGCTCATCCTTATACTGCTGTAGCAGCTGTTTGGTTTTGTTTAGCTTAGCTAAGCTACTCTGGATGAGACGCATCCTTGCTAGTCTCATAAACATAGTGTTTCCACCACTGTACATCATTCTATTTATTGTGCTGCTCAAATAGTTAAACTGTTGCAACTCTGTCTTTTTAATCTTTTTCTTTCCATACTCATTATGAACAATGTTATCTAGTGACACCTTCACTACAGTGATTTGGTAGTCTACAATAACACCCTCCTCAATAGCTTTCTCTATAGGATACTCAGCTAACACGTGAAGTCCTAAGTCTTCATTAAGTGTACGCTTTGTCCATCTAGACAGTGTACCAGTGAGACCAAGTATGTTATCGTTGATAGAAAATAAGTCTACACATGCACCTATTTGTGCTTCTGATAGTAGATGTATCTCATCAATAACAACTATGTCAAACTCTGTTCCTGTATGTTTATGTATGGATAGATGTGTTGTGTATGTAATGTTATCATTCTCATAGTTCATCTCCTCAAAGTCCTCTATCCAAGACTGTTTGATCTTGTTGTCAGGATAGGCAATCAATATCTCACAATCAGGTTTCATCTTCTTCAAGATGTTGATTGTAGTTCTTATCTTACCAAATCTAGGACATAAGTTTAGGATACCAAACTTTCCATGATTCCACCATACATCAGCAAATTCTGCTTGTCGTTTATCCCTTAGTGTCATGATATAAAAAATGATTTGTTTACTACAGACTCATAGTCTGCATCAGTTATGTTTCTACGTCTAGGTAGTTCTTTGAACATACCAATCTGGCCAAGAAATGCAAGACCAATTCTGATATCATCCTCACCATAGCTGTTCTTAATTAGTCGTAAGCTTCTAAAATACTTACCACCATAGTCATCTCTTAGCTTGTTGAGGTTGTATCCTGATGGGTCTTCAACATTATATCTCATAGGATCAAATAGTGCCATACATACATCACTATCGTTCTGCGTGCTTGAGCTATCTGCAAAATCCTCTAGCTGAGGTTCAACATCACCATTCTTTATCCTGATGGGATTAGATATAGATCTGTTGAACTGACTAACAACAACAGGACTATGACCATAGAAGTCACGTGCATACCTGAGCTCATCACTCATCTTATCAATAGCCTGTTTCTTAGTTGGTTGGTCTCTAGTAGTCTTAAGTAGACCAATATGATCCAATACAACAAGAGTTATCTCATTAGGATTGTTTGGAACATATATTTTGTTATACTTGTCCTCTTGTACTATCTCACCACGCTCTAGTGCATAAGCTTTGAGCTCTTTAGCAATACCTACAGGATTCTCAGGACCATCAATGATTGTTACAAGCTCTGATAGTTCATTCATATAGTTTTCATACATCAGAAACAAGTCATGCTCATCTTTAGTCATCTTCTCTGTCCAACCAAGTAGTTTATTAACTGGTATTATTACACCCTGGTCTAGAAATATTTTACGTGAGGTCCACTTAGCAAGCTTGTAAGTTCTACTACGCTCCATAGATCTATACCACACTTTCACCTTAATACCTGAAGCTCTACCTTCTTGTGATAGAGCCCAATCTACAGGATTAAGTACAAATGCGTCATCAATAAAACTAGTCTTACCTGAGCCTGTTAGACCACCAATAAGATAGTACATAGATTTCCTAATGCCTACATACCTATTGAGCCTGTCAAAGCCCATAGGTATGCCACCATTACGTCCATCAATACCTTTCTGTACTTCTTTCTTTAGTAATTCAAAACTCATATGTTTTTGTTTTAAAAAGGATAGTCATCATTTAAGCTTGGCCCACCTATGTTCTTGTTCTTGTTCTTCTTTTTCATTTGATTCTTAACATCTTCAATGCTTCGTGGCACATATGCACCTGTTGGTCCTTTATCATAGTTCTGCCATGCTTTCTTGTGAGTTCTCTGCCAGCTATAAATCTGACTGCCTTCATCACAAGGAATGAACTTTGCACCTTTTATTGCTTCTTGCCTATCATGTACTATGCGCCATTTACCATTGATGTTTATCCACTTCCTCTTTTTCATAACTAATATTTTAAGTTGTGAAAGTCATCATTATTATCTTCTGGCCAGATAAACTTACCTAACCATATAAATAATCTAGCTACGACTAGCCATAGTATTATGCTTGCTATTATCTTCATAATCTTTATTTTTTGATATTTCTCTTAGTTTTTCAAAAGCGTTTGTCATTTTTGCATTGTCTGAATAGTATTCATTTCTAATACGTTTCATCCATTCGTTAAATTCTTCTGTCATAATTATTGTTTTAGATATCTGTAGGACCTCCTGAGGGATGTGTGGGTTCTCTATCCTTGTCTTGCTCCATTAGTTCAATGAAGCCCTCAAAGGTGCGCTGATTCAAATAGGGTATAGATCCTTGCATAAAGCTCATGCAGTTTTTTCTCTCTTTGAGTGAACGTT